ATAATACCTTGCCAGCCTTTTCTATCCTTATTCTGTGAGGTTCGCTCAATCACTAACCCACGGATTTTATTTGAAAACGCAACCAAAGAATCTCCGGCGTTTGCTGTTGCCAAAGCCTTGCCCATTGGAAAATATCCGTCTTGAGTTATAATAATGACATCACCTTGATATTGAAGTGTGCATCTATATCCAATCGGTTTAGCAATCTTATAAGAGCCTTTAAGCGACCAGTTTGAGGCATCGTTAGGGTTAGAGCCATAATAAACCAAAACTTCACCCTCGGACGTGATAAACGCTGTGTAATCGTCAATGCCTACACCGCCATCAATCGTCCAGTTGGCAATAGCCACCAAATGACCGCCCCACTTTGATATTTGACTCAAATCAAAAGGTTTCAAAGTACCTGAAATCGAACCGGCAATATCACTATACCAAGCTGTGAGTGTGTTCTTTTCAACAAACCACAAAAACTCTTTGCTTACAGTACCCGATATAATCTTACTACCAGTCAAGCCGGTTCCCGAAAAGCCCCAAGCCCCGATATGTGCATCACCGTTTCCGTCAACATAATAAGCTTGCGGAGTGTCGGCACCGTTCATAAAATAAAGGTAGTTTTTATATTGAACGGTTTGGCAATACCCCTCGGTCAGCGTTACTCCCATATCAACAGGACTAGCCCCCGAGGTAATATCCCAGATTTTATTCTCATAAACCGCAAAAAAGGCATTATATGACGGGTAGTGGTAACTTGCCAAAGTCTTAATCTTTGTCCGCTCATCTCCAAGCGTGCAATAGTTTGTATATCCGGGGCGGAGTTCAACATAAGAGTCCATCGGGATATAATTATCCATTCTCACCGCATACAGAGGGTTCATAGCCGCAAGAGAATCCTCACGGTTCAACCCCATTATCGGACTTGGAATAGTTATGTCTTTTGACTTAACACCCCTGTTTATCTGTATAGCCATCTACAATCGCTCCGCCGTTTGGTTCGTCAAAAATTCCAACGTGATATGCAAGATTTATATCACTCGGTGCTTTGGTTTCAGCATAACTCTTGTCTAATTCTCGCTGATATTCGGCAAACTCTTCAGCATAATCCATTCCTGTGCGTTTGTTCCAACGCCAGACAATACCCAACTTCACTAAATAAGGGTCAAAAACTGGAATATCTGTATTTGCTGTCAGTTGAGATTTCGGCTCGCTTGTTACCGCATCAATGCACACCGCATTTGATTTATAGTTAAACCTTATTTCTAAATCGCCGGGGTTCTTAAGAAATCTAAACATATTGTTTTGAATCTTAAAAATCACGTCAATTTCAGGGCAATGATATTGTTTTTCTCTTGCCCAGCGTTCCTCTGTGATAGCACCGATGACGTTTCTGATGTTGTCTTTCATATATAAGCTAGACCCAATCAAAGAATGAAAATCAGGCACTATATTATCAATGACATAATCCTTAACCCCGTCCGAGGTGTATAAAACACCATCACGAGTTAAAGCTTGCCAGTCAGCGTGTCGCATCAGACTCGAAAGCGTGGACTTTACCACGCTTGCAAATAACTGGTCATTTTGCGAGGTGGTATTGAATAAATCTCTCGGTCTTGCAACCGCACAAATATCCGCCGCCTCTTGTGCTATCTCTAAAATGTTCATTTCTGTTCTTTCAAAGCTTTGTTTTCTTCTTCAAGTTTGGAAATTCTTGCCTTTAGTTTTTTGACTTCCTTTTCATAATCAGCAATAACCTGATTGTTTTTAGAAACGTCCAAAAACTTCTTAGCAAGAGCAACTTCCATCTCTAAATTAATCGAATGTGCTTTATCCTCATCAAGTCCGGCTAAATCCTCAACCGTAAATATCCCTCTTGATGCACAAGCCTCAATCTGTGGCAAGCTCAAAAAGGCAAACATATTCAAAGGTGTTCCCTCTTTGGCTTTTTCCTTTTTAACCGTATAAAAACTGTATTCTCTCGGGAATCTTGCAAAGTCTTCCCTTGTCGCCCTCCGGTCTGCAATCTCGTGGCTGTCCTTTACTCTGATTTCAACATAAACCACTTCTTCAAATTCAGGCAGACCATTCTCTAAAATCTTTCCTGTCTTAATGAATTTATCATAAAAGCGGGCAAACACACCTTGTTCAGTACTGCCCTTTTGCAAATAATTTTGAAACATCGAAAAATCAATATCCATAATTTCCTCCTAAAAAAAGGGGGCGAGTTTCCCCGCCCCTATACAATTAGTTTGAACCTGAACCAGCTTTGGTCGGGTCAAAAATAACGCCTTGAAGTTGAGCGTTTGACATAGTCAAGTTACCAGCCCAACCAATGATTCTATAAATAGCATCTTGGTTGATAGCTACACGCTCACGATCACCAATCAATTTGAAGTTACGTTCACGATGTGGACGGAGTTTCAAATATTCGGTGTTCAAGAAATACATATGTCCGGCAGGGCATTTTCCACCAATACCGCCGTCATAAATTACGTCAGCACCTTTGAACTTCAGGTTCTCAAAACCGGCTTCACCCAATTTTGCATTAGTGAAACGCTGTTGAGGAACAAGAGAAGCCTCATAGGTTTTGAACATAGAGTCATCAGCTACAATCAAGTCAGGTTTGTCAGAACCACGAGAGCAAGCCAAGAACACACCGTTCATAGCTTCATAAATGGTGGCTGAAGTCAAAGCACTTGCAGCAGTTGATGTTTGGTTACGCCAAAATTCGTTACCAGAAGTAGCACGGTTAATGCCACCAACAGTTCCAGTAGTCGGATCATCAGCAACCAAAGCTTTCAAACCGGTCAACTGTTTACCGCTGTTGCCGGTACCATCAGAATAAATACCGACAGACATTTGGTTAGCCAAAGATTTTTCAGCGTTTTTGATTTTGGCTTCCATCAAGTCGATTACTCTTTCACGACCGCTGTTCTTCAACAGTTCTTCACCCGAGCAACCAATCGGAGCAGCCAAGAGTTTCAATTCATATTCTGCGGCTGTGAAAAGTTGAGGGTTGTTGAATGTTAAAGTGTCGTAGCCAGAATACCAATATGTATCGCTCTCGCCATACTCTAATTCTTCTACAATTTTTGTACCGCCAGAAATCGGACGGATGTTGCCCCGTTCTTTCAAACGAGAAAGAAGTGCGTTGTTGTCTGTAACATTGTCTGCCAACTTACCTGTACGAGATTCGAGGGTAGTGGTCAGCAAGTTATCAAAGTTGACATTTCCTGCCATTGTTAATCTCCTAAATTATCATAGTTACGTTCAATTTCCTCACGCAACGACAACGCTTTAGCCTTTCCGTCATTTTTAGAACTCGGGTCAAACGCCGCAGTTTTGGCAACTTTTGCTTGAGTGGTTTTGGCACTCAATGTTTCTTTGGCTTTAGCATCAAGAAGTTTTTCCCTAACGCTTTCAACTCGCCAGATAGCTTGGTTATAAGCATCTTCCAAGTCTTTAGCCAAACCTGCCTTTAACAAGGTTTGCATCTCTGCACGAACGTCTTCAAAATATCCGTGAACAGGATTTCCCGCCTCGTCTTTGGCATTGATAAAGTTGTCATATTCGGTTTTGACACGCTCATTCTCTCTTGACTGCAAATATCCCTGTAATTGGGAAATCTGTTGCCCATAAGCGTTTAGTTGCTTTTGTAAGGTGTCATCTGTGTTAGAAACGTTATAAATAGAGGATAATCTTGCCAACGTGGTCGCAGGATCATTACTCAAAGCCGTGGCAATTCCGTCCAAGGTTTCTAAATAATCTTGAACATCCTTATAACCTTGGCTCGTCAAACTATCCTTGCGGTCGTTGTAGAATTTATCAATCCAGTTATAGGCATTTCTAGCTTTGGACAGCCCCTGTTGGTATTCCTTTTCCCGCTCGTTCAGATATTTCTGCCATTCGGGTGAAAGTGTGTTAAAACTGTCCTTAAATTCTTGTCGGTAGCTATTAGGTGCGGTAATAACTTCAACCGGTTCCGGAGCCGGATCATTATTCTCACTTGTAACCACTTCTTTTGGCTCGGCACTTTGCTCTTCAGCTGAAGACCAAGCCTGTTCAATTTGATCTCTCAAATCTGTCATCTCCATATTTCCTTTTTATAATTGTGAATGAAGTCAGCCATCAATTCGTCAGACTGTGCTTTTTCAATAAAAAAACGGCGGTTCTTTAAGAACTCGCCGCTGTAATCACTTGCCATCGCTGAACCTGACCGCTTTAAGTATTCATCAATATCCTTTGAACACTCCGCCCAAGTCCCATCAGGCAACTGAAACGCTTCAAACATCACTACCCTCCCAACGTGATGGTTCGGGGAACATCCCCTTTAATTCTTCCAAAACATCGTGGCACCAAGGCAAGCTTGAAAAACACTTGGTTTCACTTTCTCGAATATCACCATACTTGGTGTCCTTTACCCTGACACCATCGCAAAAGTGATTTCCGTATAAACATCTAATCGAATAAGGTTTGCCAAAATACTCACTTAATGACATATACTTGTCAGCATCAATAACAATCGGGCAATGAACCCCATAATGCTTAAAAGGTAGCCCCTTTTCTTCTAGGACTTTGCGAGTATTGCAAACTATCTTTTGGTATTCGTTTTGCGGTTGCTCGGTAATATCCCCTCTATGATATGCCGGATAACCCTCACAGGTAAAATCAGCCATCATATAGAAGTCATCATTCATCAATAAAAATTGCTTGGATATTCCGGCTTCAATCGCCGCCACCGTTTTAGCAATAGCGTTTTGATACCATTCGCCTTTATCCTCAATCCAAAGATATTCAACATCTTTCAAGAAATGCGGGCGGTTTCCTACCACCCACACTCTGTCAACGTCTTTGCAATGTTTCTCTATCGAGCGGAGGGAGTATAATAACTCCCTGTTCCCGTGATAAGAACCACCGCCGACATAATACAAGATGTCCATTAAAACCCTCTCACATATCCTGTTGTGATATTGGCATTAGCCTCACGCCCTGCCTCAATTTCAGCCATCTTAAGGTCAAACTGCATATCAGCTTCCTTGTTAGCCATTCTTATCTTATTGTCTTCAGCCTGTTTCTTAAGCTGAACTTCTTGCTCTTTAATGGCGTTGGCTTCCTGTTTAACCAAAAGCTCGTTTTGGTTCTTTTGAACCTCGGCTTGAGCTTTCATCAAATCAGGATCGGGCTGTTCGGGTTCAGGTTGAGCCAAATTCTGTTCAATCTTTTTAAAGGTTTCATCAATAGCCGCCGCAAACTGTCTTGCACTAGGTAAAGTAACAACCAAAGATTCAACCATTTGCTTATATAAGCCCAATAAAGCCGGTTGCATTGAGATTGACTGGAATGATTGAGTAACAAACTCGTGAATCATCTTCACAGCCTCGGTGGTCTTTTCCATTTCCTCTGACTGTGTGAAAGTGGTATCAGTTTCAACCCCCAAAGTCAGGTTTCTCAATTTCTCGGTCTTTAATAACTCAACCGCCATCACCCCTATTTCAGGATTATCAGCAAATTGAATTAACTGTTCAGCCGGCATCTGCTCACAAATGATTTCAGCCTTGATTTTAAGTATATCAGTCAGAAATCTTTGGAAGTCATTCTGTCGGTCTTGGTTTCTCAAAGTACCGAAGTTGGTCTTTTTAGTTACCGCTGTGGCTGTTTCGTTTGGATCAGAATTACCACGCATAATATCTGACACGCCGGTAATTTCATAAATCGCACCGATTAAGTCTTGCCGTCTTTGGGCAAGAGCTTCCAAAGTGTTGATATACTGTTCGATAGGCATAAAGTCCACAAAGCCAGCCAAACCGCCCTTTTCTCTGATTTTAGCAAAGTCGGAAACCTCAACCAAAGTAACATCTTTATTTAAGATATTCGCTAAAACAGGGAAAGAGCCATCATAGGCACCGGTTACCTTGAGGGCTTGCATTGTCAGTTTCATTCTATTGACAACGCCATCCAACTCGTCTAATTGTGCCTTAATTTCGGTGTAATCAGGTGTCGGGATAACCCCATTGTTTGCCAGCGTAGAAAATACCGGTTTCGGGAACGGGAAAAAGCCCTCAACATTTAGGACATCATCATCAACCCGCAAGAATTTGTCTGTAACCTCTTTGGAAAGGTAAATAACCTTTTTATCCTTTTTATCCCAAATTCGATAAACTTTAGTCGGGCAGTCCGCCTCGGTTTCTTCATCAGCAGAGGGGTCAAACAAAAGGTCTTTTATATCTTTGCCAAACTGGTCAACGACTTCCTGCTTGGTCATATCAATAACTTGAGCAACCCAGTCCACATCTTCCCAAACTTTGACATTTTGGACATCGCAAATCAGTTTCATCGGGTCGATGTA